GACATCAATGCTGGTGAGCCGCGCTTTCGCATGCAAGTGCTTTATGGCTTTTCCATCATCATCCAGAACAATGATGCAGCCGCAGCCGAGAATACTCTGGATGATGCCTGGGTGTTGCTGACCAATGGCCTATTTACCGATCCATCGCTGTATCTCAATCCGGCAGCACAAATCCAAGGCTATGCGCGGGGAAATAGAACGCACCAGTTTGGCAATGCCGGTGCTGATAATTCTATCCCGATTGCCGAGTGCCGCTTCACGCTGACCATTGACCTGGGCGTGAACGACTTCCCGCCGCTGGTGCCAGATGTACTCAAGACCGTTCACCTCACCACGCAATACCCGCCCGGCAGTGATCCTGCTGAGGTTCAACAAGTCGATGCCGAGTATGACCTGGAGACTGATCCATGAAAGTCTGGCCGAAGAACGATGAAATCCGCAGGCTAATTTATCACCCGACCGGCAACATCCATTTTCAGGCTGAGGGGCCGATTGATTGGCCTGATGATGGTTACACCACGCGCCGCATCCGCGACGGTGATGTGACGACGAGTGATCCAGGGGCCGAGAGGCACAGCGCAAAATCAAAATCCAAGACCGAGTAAGCCACTCACTGATCTTAAAACGAACACGGCCCGCCAAACGGTGGGCCGTTCGCGCATCCGCGCGCGCTAACCGCAAAGGAGGGCAGCATGCCCATTTCGTTTAATTCCATCCCATCGAATTGGAGGATGCCACTTTATTGGGTGGAGCTGGACAGCTCGATGGCCGGGCTTCCTGCCACGCTGGGGCGCTCGCTGCTCGTCGGCATCATGAGCGCAACAGGATCAGCCGCGCCCGATGTGCCGATCCCCGTCGCCTCACAGGCGCAGGCTGATGCGCTGTTCGGCCAAGGCTCACACCTGGCCTGCATGTTCCGTGCCTTCTTCGCCAACAATTGGGCGAACCCGGTCTGGGGCCTGCCGCTGGCTGACCCGACCGGAGCTGCTGGTACTGGCACCATCACGGTTTCCAGCCCGCCGACTGCAGCAGGCACCATCAACCTGTACATCGCCGGGAAAAATGTCCCGGTCTATGCCGGTGCCACCGATACGCCAACCATTGTTGCTTCATCCATAGCAGCAGCCATCAATGCCGATGCCGACTTGCCGGTGACAGCCGTGGCTGCACTTGGGGCCGTTACTGTTACCGCGAAATTCAAGGGCACCGAGGGTGACGACATCCAAATGTCGGACAGCTATTACGGCAGCGTCGGCGGTGAAATGCTGCCGCAGGGAGTGAAGCTGACCTATACGGCCATGACCGGTGGCACTGGTGTGCCGGTGATGACCAATGCCATCACCAACCTTGGCGAAACCGAGGTTGATTATGTCTGCATGCCGTTTACGGACTCGACTTCATTGCTGGCCTGGGAAACCGAGTTTGGTTTTTCCGACAGCGGGCGCTGGGGTTTTATCCGCCAGCACTACGGCGGGCTGTACGCAGCCAAGCGCGGCACACTGGCCACCCTGCTGACCTTTGGTGACACGCGCAACAGTGCACAAAATTCCATCATGGGAATTGAGCCGACCTCACCGACACCAACCTATGAATGGGCTGCTGCTTACACCTCGAAAGCAGCGCGCGCCCTGGTGAATGATCCGGCCAGGCCGCTGCAGACATTGCAGCTCGACGGCTGTCTGCCTGCCCAGGGCCAGGGCCGCTTCCTGTTGTCGGAATTAAACCAGCTCGCCTACGGCGGCATTGCCACGCAACGCACGGTCAACATCACACCGATGATCATGCGGGAAAGCACCACCTACACTAAGAACCTGTACGGCAATTCCGATGATGCTTATGAGTTGGTGACAACGCTGGCGACATTGACTGCACTGCTGCGCAATCAGCGCCAGGCCATCACCAGCAAATTCCCGCGCCACAAGCTGGCCGATGACGGCACCAGGTTCGGTGCAGGCCAGGCCATCGTCACGCCGAAGATCATCAAGGCTGAGCTGGTGGCACAGTATCGCGTCGATGAGTTCAATGGCCTGGTGGAGAACGGTGCAGCCTTCAAGGCCAACCTGATTGTTGAGCGTGATCCCAATGACCCGAACCGCGTCAACGTCCTCTACCCGCCAGATTTGGTGAACCAACTTCGGGTGTTCGCCGTGCTGTGCCAATTTCGACTCCAATATGACCGGGGCTTGGACGTGGCGGTCGCGGCATAAGACGTGGGCCGCTATAAAAATCCGCACTACAAGCGGGACTGGTTGCGCCGTTATGTAGCGGCGCATCCAGAATATCGCTTCAAGCACACGCTGGCAGGTGGCCGACCATCACGCGCGACTAAAGAGAAGCTGCTGCCGGGACAGTGTCGCAAGTGTCGCAAACTATTTCCGCTTACGGCTGAACATTTTGTCCTTCTCAAAAAGAAATCTATTGGCTGGCAGGGATGGTCGGCTGAGTGCCGCTCATGTCGTTATGAACGATTCAGGAAGCTCTATTCCGGCAATCGAGAGGGTCACATTGCGCGTGTGATTGCATACCAGAAAGCCAAGCCGGAAAAGAAGCGCAATCAAAATATGAAACGCTACGCGCGCAAAGTGAATGCGACGCCAGCGTGGGCTGATCAGCGCAAGATCGAAACGATCTATGCAATCGCCGATTTTCTAACGCGACACACTGACATTGAATATCAGGTCGATCACATTTTTCCGATCATGGGTAAAGCTGCCTGCGGCCTGCATGTGCCGGAAAACATGCGCGTGATAACCGCCCTAGCAAATCAGCAAAAGGGCAATCGTTAGCTGACAACATAGGAGGCTAAATTGGCGCAACGCATAGCGGGCATAGCGTTTTTGAAAGTAGACGGAAACCAATACCCACTCAGAGGCAACTTCACTGTCACGCCTTCGGTGATCGAGCGCGCCGGTATCGCAGGCCAGGACTACATCCACGGCTACAGCGAATTGCCGCGCGTGCCTTCCATCGAAGGTGATGTGTCAACCGTGCCGGGCCTGGCCATCGAAGATTTTGATGGCATGACCAATGTCACGGTCACGGCCGAGCTGGCCAACAATTCCACTTACGTCTTGCGCGAAGGCTGGTGCGTCTCGGCTCTGGCCATCAATGCCCGCGATGGCATGGTGCGCGTGAAGTGGGAAGGCATCAGCTGTGACGAGATCATGTGATGGCTGACGAAACCGAACCGAAAAAGGTCAACGGCGCGGAAGTCACTGAGCTGGTCATTCCGCTGCGCAAGCCGCTGCAGGCGCATGGTGAGGAAATCAAGGAGCTGCGCTTTCGTGAACCAACTGCAGGCGACATCGAGGCCTGCGGCTCCCCGGTGATGGTTGATTTTCTCAACCAGGCTGAGCCGAAGATGACTTATGAGACGAAGGCGATGTTTGCCATGATGAGCCGTCTGGCTGCAGTGCCGCCTTCCACCATCAAAGCCATGCACACCAAAGATTGGGAGTATGCAGCCCTGGCACTGGCGCACCGTTTTTTTATTCCCGAGATATAGACGATAGCTTGGTGCTCGACTGCTATCGCCTCGCCAAATATTACGGGCGCAATCCGCGAGAATTTCTCAACATGCCATTTTCCGAAGTCACGCGCCATGTCCAATGGACGGGCAAGCTTGAACAGAAGTTGAGGCCAGCGGACGATGCCGACTGATTTTGACTCTGATGCCATGCTCAGTTTTCTGAGCGAGCTGACCAAGAAATTTGCCGATCTTAAAAAGGAAATGGTCAGTGTCGGTGATCAGTCCGGTACCGGACTGCACAAGGCATCAGACGAGACCGACAGGTTTGGCAAAACCGTCGAGCTGCACACCAAGAAAATTGCAGGGATGAAGGATGAGACAGCAGGCCTGGTCGGCCTGCTGCGTGGACCTGTTGGCCTAGCCGGTCTGTTGGCTGGCGCAGGCCAGGTGATGGCAAACTTCACCCGAGGCGAATTGCAATTGCGCAATTTCGCCACCGATGTGGGGATTTCAGCCAGTGCTATTCAACGAATGCGCGTACAGTTATCTGCAGCCGGGATTGATGCCAAGACTGCCGACCAGCAAATCAGCGCACTGACTTCCAAGCTGGACAGCATCAAGACGCTGACCACGGCTTCACCGGTTTATAAAGATATTGCAGCCAATGACCCAATCCTGGCCAAGCAGCTGCTCGATGCGGAGAGGGTTGGCAATCGGCTTAAATCCATTCAGCTGATCCAGGAAAAACTCAACGAACCTGGTGCACCGCGCTCCAAATTATATTTGCAGGATAAGCTGGGCATCAATGCTTCCACAGCACAGGCCTTGGGAAAAGACACCAAGGGCCTGGTGATGCCCTGGGTTTATGATGAAAAGGTGCTGGAGAAAGCCAACAAGGATTGGACCAACCTCACCACCACGATGAGCAATGTCTGGGGCTATACCCTGATGGGCATGGTTGGCCAGACCAACGAATTTGTCGAAAATACCAAACGAGAAATCCGCGCGCTGCGGGAATTTTTCAAGCAGGACATCACTGGCCCGAAAGGCATTCTGCCCAGCACTGAGGAAATCAAAAATCTGTTTTCCAGAGGTGACACATTTAAGGACCGATTTGGTGAATGGGGTGATCAGGATGAGGGTGCCCTGCCAAAAAATGCCAGGCCGCGTTCGTTCTCACCTGAGGGCATCGAGAAGGATGAGCTGGAGCTGCAGAAGGACTCGAATAAAACCCTGCAGGATATTCGTGACCTGCTGAGTGGTGACAAGGAAGGCATCTGGGGCGGCGGCGGCAGTCGCGGCGGTGGCGGCTATCCGGGCAGCAGTGGGGCTGGCACACCTGGCACACCGAGACGGGGCGGCACTGGTGCTGATGGGCGTGTCCCTGAAACAAGCGATGATCCGGCCTTCGGTGGCGCAGCAGGATTAAATCGGGATGCCTTTCGCAAAGAATTAGAAGCCAAGCCCTGGCTTAAAGAAAAAATATTGGGGATTGCATCTGGGGAAAACAAAGACCGGACAGCAAATCTAGCAGTTATTGAAAGCATGATGAACCGCGCAGCCGCGCGCGGCACCAGCTTAGAGCAGGCTGCAAAAGTGATCACTGAGGGGAGCGGCGGATATTACGCCGGTTTTGACCCGGCTGCTTTGCGCAGACCCGAAATCAGAAAGATGATCGAGCGCAATTTAGAAAAAGCCCTGGCAGGGTCAAATGTCAGTGATTATGCGACTGATAATGCATCCGGTCCTTTAGCAGCAAGAGAGGCGGCATCAGGATCATTTACCTTTAAGAAAAAATATGCCGGGGAAAGTTTCTTTTCACCTGGCACCTCGGGCGGTGGCGCGGCGAGCAGGCAGCGTTATGAGGCCTGGCGAGAGAGAGTTGAAAAAGAGAAGCGCGATGCCGCTGCTGCGCCTGGAAGTTTTGAAGCCGATAATGAAGCGCGCGCGCGCATGCGGGACGAAGCGATTAGAAAACGGCAAGAGCAATTCGGCAATGATGCAGCAAGGACGAGTTTGGAGAAATCGCTAGTCGCCAGCCGCGATTTGGGTGGGGCCAAAATTAAAGTGGATTTCAGCGGCACCTCGCAGGGGTCAACAGCCGATGCGAAGGTTTTGGATGAAGGGCCATTCAAGAAATTGAAAATTGCCAGGTCGCCGCAGGCACCAATGGCTGGCGGCGGGGTGACGGACTTCAACCGCTTTTCATTTGAATAGCCATGCCAGCCAATGATTTCGACTCCGAAGCTTTACTGTCTTTCGTCAGTGAGCTGAGTAGGAGGGTTGAGGATTTAAAAAAGGAAATCGTTTCGCTGGGTGATCAATCCGGCACTGGCCTGCGCCGGTCAGCTGAGCAGATGGAAAAGCTCGGCCAGGCGGTTGATAAGAATGCCAAGCCGCTGAAGGCTATGAAGGACCAGACCAGCAACCTGGTCGGCGCGTTGCGCGGCTCGGTTGGTTTGGGTGTGGCCTTTTATGGTGCCACCCAGGCCATGGAGAATTTTGTTCGCAGTGAATTGCAGTTGCGGAATTTTGCCGTTGATGTTGGTCTGACTTCCTCCGAAGTGTCGAAGATGCGCACCCAGCTGTCGGCTGCTGGCATTGATGCGCGAACTGCCGACCAGCAGCTTGGCTCACTGGCATCCAAGCTGGACAGCATCAAGACTTATCAGACAGCCTCGCCTGTCTATAAGGCGGTGGCCGCAAACGATCCCATCCTGGCCAAGCAGCTGCTTGATGCCGAGAAGATCGGCAATCGCATGAAATCCATTGATGCCATCAGGCAGAAATGGAATGTGCCTGGCGAACGCTCAAAACTATATTTGGGTGAAACGCTAGGGGTGACCGCCTCAACCATGCAGGCGCTCAACAAAAACCAGGCTGGCCTGGTGCAGCCCTGGGAATACAGCGAAAAGGAGCTGGAAAAAGCCAATCGCGATTGGACCAACCTCATCACCACCGTCACAAATTATTGGGGTGCGTCGATGATGAAGATGGTCGGCTCGACCAATGAGTTTGTCACCAACACGGAAAAAGAATGGGGTGGCATCACCACCTGGTTTCAGGGACTGAAAGATGACTTCGCAGGCAAAGGAAAATCTGGTGAACAAATATTTGGGCCGAAAGGATTTCTGCCCGACAAGAAAGAATTGGAGGATGCCTGGGCGGCCCTGAAAAAACAAATGTCGAGCGAGGCGCACGCCGATGAGCCGACCGGCAGCGAAACATTGCTGGAAGGTGATGCCTCATTTTCACAGAGGTTTGGTGAATGGACCAAGGATAAGCTGGACGTACAGAAAAATTCCGGCCAGCTGCTGCAGGACATCCGCGATCTTTTGCGAGGCGAGTCCGGCTCCGGTGGGCCGATGGGAGTTGGCGGTGCTGGCTTCGGCGGCAGCGGTGGTGGTGGTGACAGCAGTCCTGGTGGCCAGGCCAAGCTGAATGACGAAGCGGGCAACCCCATTGATCAGGAGACGATGAAGCAGGCCGAAGTGCTTGGCCGGAGCGGCGATGTTGCTGGACTGCAAAAGCTGTTTGCACAGAAGGGCTACCACATGAGCGGTGCAGCCTGCGGCATCGTCGCCAGCAAGTATGCCCGCGCTGCAGGTTTCCAGCCGCCCAAGAGCGGCGCGATCGCCACAACCTGGCACACCTTTGGCGAGGCGATGAAGCCATCGGACATCAATGCCCCTGAGCATCCGTTTGGCAGCATGTTCGCCACCTACTATCACCGCCGTTACGGCGGCAATCCGAATGAGGTTTTGAGTACCGGCCAGATTGGCGGGCACGTCATGACGATTGTGCCGGGCACCTTTGATGAAAAGACCGGTACTGCAATGTTTGCCGACCAGTACGGTGTGCGCCGGCGCAGTCTAAAAGACATGGACCCGCGCTATGCGGGAGCGGAGGCGGTGAGGCTGGCCGAGGCGCACAGGACAGGAAAGCTGCCGGATCAGGCTGACGCGCGCAACAAAATCGACAGCTCATTCCCTGGCATGCGCACCGGCACGGCGCGCGTGAATGTTGAATTTAATGGTGTGCCAAAGGGGGTAAAGACCGAAGCCGAGTTATTGGACCAGGGTGTTTTCAATCAATTGAACATCAAGAAGTCGCAACAGCCGACCAATGCCCAAGCCAATTGAAATCGCCCGGCTGAAGGTGGGCGGCCAGGATTTTACCGATTGGGAAACGGTCAGCGTCAAGCAGGAGCTGCGCGGCAACCCGCCGCAGTCATGCCGCTTCACTTGCAGCGAAGGCTCACCGCTGGTCAAGAATTGGACCAAGCAGCAAATCATGCCGGGTCAGGATTGCTCGGTGTTTCTGGCTGGCCAGCTGGCGTTTAACGGCAAGGTGATTTCGCGCCAGGTGTTTGTGGATGCAAGACGCCACCACATCGAAATTCAATGTGCCAATCTGCTTGAGCTATCCACGGCCAGCGTCATTACCAAAACCGGCGAGTTCAAAAACCAGGAGCCTGAGCAAATCATTCGCTCAGTATTGAAGGGTGTCGGCAAAAACCTGGTGGTGCTGGGCGGCCAATTGCCGAAGATCAAAATTCCCAGGCTCTCGGTCACGCCGGGGGAGTCGATCATTGATTTTATTGACACGCTGACGCGCCATCTGAGCCAGGCCAGCAACATCACGATTTCGCATTCCGCCACGCCGCAGGGTGACTTCGCCATC